GATACCGCCTCGGTGGCCCAGGCCAGTGCGTTGACCGGATACCCGGGCTGGGTCCCCCCGGACTGAATCCAGATCACCTCACGGGTGAGGGGCAGATCAGCGGCCGAACTGATCGGCGCCACCGTCTCCCCGGTGAGCTGGGCCGCTACCTGGCCGGTCGATCCAGGCCGCCCGTGGGTGTGCGGCTGGTCGGCCTGAGGCTGGCTGGCGCCGTTGAACCGCGCCGAGGTGGTGGAGGTGTTCGAGCTGGACGTGGAGCCGCCGAGAGGGTGACTGTGCAACGCGATGCTGTGATGGTGGCTGGGCGTCGTGTGCGTGTGGGTCGCGGCTCCGCCGGTGGTCGTAGGTGCACCGGTGCCACTCTCCCCACGGGGATGGAACCCGTCCAGCGCGGTGACCCGGGTCCAGCCGCTCGGGATCGTGGCAGCCGAGTCCGGCCACGCCAGGATCATGTCGGCCGGGATCGTGTCGGGCAGCTCGATGAACGAGGAGACATAACCCCAGTACCGGACACGATAGGTGATATCACACGAATCGGTGTGAACCGTGCAGACCCCTCCGACCTGCTCGGTCTGCGGATCGAGCTGCGGGATGGCCAGGTCCAGGTACGAACCATTGAGCCCGTCCGGCACCGTGGCGATGCGCTGGGAGCCCGTGCAGTCGTCGCGGTATACCTCGGCCACCACGAAATCGTTGTCCCACGGCTGGCCGCCTGGATCGGTCCAGGTGACCCGGTAGCCGTCGCCCTCGGGCTCGACGGTGACGTTCGGCGGGGAGGAGCTGGGCACGGTGTTGGCCACGGTGAAGCTGAGCGAGACGGCCCACTCGAACGGGTCGGCACTACGGACGATCGAGCGCACCGAGAAATCGGCCGTGTAGGCACCGTCGTCCAGGCCCACGTCCATGTTGATCAGGCCCGGCGGAGTGCCCGCTCCGCTGGCTGAGTACACCGTGGCGCCCAGCGCGTCCTTGACCACCACGGACCAGTCGAGCGGCGGCAGGCCGTCATAGCCGACCCCGCCGAACACGAGGCGCGGCTGGTCGGTGTCGGTGACCGTGCCACCGCTCTGATCCACTCCGGCGGCGTCCTGGATCTGCGGCGTGTAGTCCGGGTGGAACCGGCACTCCACATCGATGTAGCACTCTTGCGTGTGGTTCTCGGTCGCTCCCCCGGTCGGGTTGGACAGCACGCCTCCGCCCAGGTTCAGGTCGGTAAGGGCGCCCGGGGTGTCCAGCCCGAACGCGGCGTCCTGGTACCAGTTCGTCCCGTAGTTGAAGCCAGGGTTGACCGACGAGATGAGCACGGTCTCGTATTTGATGTAGTCGGCCGTCCCGCGACCGGCATAGATCCGGTCGTTGAGCTTGCCCGTCGCAGTGCCGTTGCACCGAGCCCGGATGTGCGGCCTGATCCGGTGGCGCTGGTATCCGGCCGCCGGGGTGTGCGAGCCCATCCGCAGACTCCAGGACGGCGCGTCGCCGAACAGCGCGAACAGGATGTACGTTGCGTCCGAGTTGTCCGAGGTCACCGAGTCCAGGGTGCCGGATGGAACGGCCGAGGCCACCCCTACCCGGCGGGTCGAGACCGGCCGGATGACATCGATAACAGCCATGACTTCATACTCCCACGTCGGCAAGTTGCGGCGGCGGCTGAGGCCCGGTGCCGATGAAGTCGGCCGTGACCTGGCGAACCCGTCCGATCTGGATGACAGCGACCGAGGCGGCCACCGGTGCGGCCCAGACCTCCTCGGCGTCGCTCGGGGAGATGAGAACCAGCGGCCGGTCCAGGCACGCCTTCAGCAGCGCCAGCTCCTCCTCGGACTCGACGGCCGCCGTCATGTGCAGGTTCCGGCCGCCCGGCGGCGCCGTGGTGACGAATCGCGAGCCCATCACGCCGCTGGCCACGGTGAACGGCCGGGCCACGTCCCACTCGAACTGGCCGCCCACGTTGGCCCACATCGGGCCATCCGGGCCGTACGTGCGGATCAGGTGCCGGTCCTCGTCCCAGTCCAGGCAGAACAACTCGGGGTCCGGCGGCGGCGCCGGGGTGTCGACAAGCTGGACGAACGCGACCTCCTCGAACGGCGGCTCCTGGGTCGAGCTGGCCAGGGTGCCGGAGGTCGAGCTGCCCACGGTCGGCGTCGTGCTCGCGGTGTCGACCAGCGCATGCGTGTGGGTGGCCGTGGCGATGGCCACCGTCGCCGTCGTGATCGCGGTGCTCGTCCCGGCCGTGGCCGTCCCGGTCGCGCTGGTGTGGGAGTGGCCGGTGGTCGTGTGCGTGTGGGTCGGGCTCGTGTGGGTGTGCCCGGTCGCCGATCCGCCGGTCGTGTTGATCGAGGCCGTGGCTCCCCGGGCGTAGCGGCCGAACATGTCGGGTGTGCCGTTCGTCCCGTCACAGAGCTGCCAGAACGGGGGGATGGCGCCGAGCGAACCGCGCCACGCGCAGATCAGGCCGATGGGCAGATCCGGTGCACCCGAGGTGTTCTCCTTCACCCGGAGGTTCCGGTACGGGGGAAGGATCGAGCTCGCGGCCGTGCCGGAGCTGCCCGCGCCACCCGAGCTGAGCGGCGAGCTCGAACCCGAGTTGACCGTGATCGGGTGGTTGTGAGTGGCGGCCGAGATGACCGAGCCGGAGCCGGTCGCCGGTGCGAGGGTCGAGCTGAAGTTGCCCGTGGCGCTGCTGGTGTGGATGTGCGAGACACCGTTGTGCCCGTGGTTGGCCAGCGAGTGCGAGTGGCTGTTGATCCCGCTGGCGACCTGGATGCCAGGACCGGCGCCGATCACGCCCTTGATCAGCCGGTTGGTGGCGTCGGAGTAGTCGGTCCATCCTGACACTGAAGTGTCAAGGTGATGGCCGAGCGCGCCATCCGGCACACCGAGCGGCGTCCCGTCCGACTCGATGTAGATCGTCTCCAGCCGCTCGGTGTCGTTGGAGGCGTCACCGATGGCCGGGGTGTTCGTGCCGCTGTCCATCGTCGTGCTATTCGTGCTCGGCCGGGTGTGCGTGTGGGTGGTGAGCGCCTTCAGCGCGCCTGCCGTGTTCGCGGTGTTCACCGTGCCGGTGGCGGCGGCCGTCGGGGTCGTGGTCGTATGCAGGTGGCTGGTGTCGACGCCGTGTGGGTGTGGGTGCCCGCTCCCCCCGTAGTGCCCGGGTTGGTCGAGCTGTCCGGGACACCCTTCAGGTAGAGCCCATCGAGCGAGGAGACCCGGTTCCAGCCATCCGGGATCGTGCCCTCGGAACCGGGCCACATGACGATCAGGCCGAGCGGGATGGCCGGGTCAAAGAAGTCGGACCAGTTCGAGATCTGGAGCGAGCCGTCCACCCGGCCGACGGTTCGCGCTCGGTAGTACGAACAGCACGGTTCGCCCGGGTGATCGCACACGCTGGGCGAGTCGGTCCGGGGAAGGGTGAAGTCCTCCCACTCCGCGCACTCGCCGGTCTCCAGCGGCCCCAGGATCGCGATCGTCGTCATGGTCGGGTCGCTCGGGCAGTCCACCCGCTGGATCTCCAGATAGCCCTGGTCGCCGTCGAAGTCGCCGGTGAACGGAGCGCACGCGGTCACCCGGTAGAACGGGGTCCCATCCACCAGGTCCACGGTCGGGTTGTCCGGCGCCGGGACGAGACCGGTTGACATCGTGAAGTCAACCGTCTCTTCATCCGATGCATAGGCGGTGTTGCTGCCCAGCGTGGTCCACATCTGGAAGTGCGCCGTGTAAGCGCCGTTGTCCAGCGGGGTGGTCTCGCGATCGACCGGCGCGCCCGAGACGATGCCCGTATCCCAGACGATCGTGGCGCCCAGAGTGACCCAGTACCGGAACTGGCGAGCGGCCAGCCCGTCCAGGTCAGGCGTGTCGATGTGCATCACCGGCTGGGTCGTGTCAGAGACCGTGGTGGTGGAGACGTCCGAACCGTCCAGCACCTCGGGTGTGAAGGTCGGCGCCTCGCGGGTGTCCACGTCCAGGTAGAGCTCATCGATCTTGACGAGATCGCTCTGGCCGGTCACGTAGGCCGAGAGCACGGTGGACCCGTCGGGGGGAGCACCGAACCCCCACGAACCGGTGACCGTGCCGGGCGCAAGCGTGAACTGGCCCGTGGCGGCGGCCACAAGCTGACCGTTGGCGAGCCGGACCGCCCAGAAGGCGTCACCCTCCTCCCCTCGCGCGCGGATGCGCACCCGGTGGCGCTGCTCGCCAGCAGGGGGAGAGTCAACCGGGGTTGACAGCACCATGGACGATCCGGTGCCGGACCAGATCGCCCAGGTGGCGTCCGAGTCGTCCGCCGTTACCGAGTCCAGGGTGCCGCTCGGCTGAGCCGTCCAGCCCAGCCCGGACTCGACTCCGCTGGGCCGCAGCGTGGTGATCGTGGCCATGGCCCTACCTCACTGACCCAGCCTGGGCCAGCCGCTCCAAGACGGCCTCGGCAGCCTCAACCCCGGCTTCGGCGCCCTGGCCCTGGATCACGATGGCGCCCGGCGCGATCGTCACCGTCATGCCTCCTGGCTGGTTCGAGCTCGCGCCGTCGCCACCGCGCGGCGTACCCGGCGCGGCCGTGAACGTCGGGAGATCCGCCGTCATCCCGGCCAGGGTGTCCTTGATCGACTTGCGCTCGTCCAGGAGCCCAGCCTGGAAGCCCTGCATGACAAGCTGGCCGTTCTTGCGAAGGATCTCCTGGTCAACCTCCGGCGGCCCCTTCCACGAGGGGAGCAACGATGTCAGCGAGGAGAGCAGCGACTTCACCCGGCCGAAGCCAGCCTCGATGCCGGAGATCAAGCCGGAGATGATGCGTGCACCCGCGCTGATCAGCCAGCCACCGGCGCCGGAGAAAGCACCGGTGATCGCACTCCGGATACCCGAGATCGCCGAGCTGGCCAGCCCTGCACCTCCCCGGATGGCAGAGGCCAAGCCGTTGACCACGGCGCGCCCGGCCGCGCTGAGCCAGCTCCCGGCCGCGCTCACGGCGCCGAGGATCGCGCCCTTGATCGCGTTGATGGCCGAGGCCGCCGCGCCGATACCGGCGGAGAGCATCGCGCCGGTGAACCCGAGGATCAGCCGGGTACCGGCCGCCGTGAGCTGGCCCGAGATCGTCAGGAGGGTCTTCAAGATCGTGAGGTTGATCTGGCCCATACCCGCCGCGATGGCGGGCAGCGACTGGATCAGCCCGATGATCAGCGCCTGGATAATCTGGGTTCCGGCCTGGGTCAATTGCGGGGATAGCGTGATGAACAGGTTCACCAGGGTCGGGATCAGCGTGCCTGTGATAAACGTGATGATCATCGGAAGGTTCTGCGACAACGCATTGACCAGGGTCGTGATGACACCCATACCCGCCGCGATGAATTGCGGGTTGTTCTGGAACAGCGCCACGATCTGCGGGACCAGCGTGTTGGTAAACCACGTGGTGAGCATGGTCGCGTTATCGCTGAACGACTGGAGGATCAGAGTCAGCGCGCCGATACCCGCCTGAAGGAATTGCGGGTTGTTCTGGAAGAGGTTCGTGATAGCCGGGATGATCGTCCCGGTGATGATGGTCAGGATCTGGCTGATGTTGCTGACCCAGCCCTGGAGGAACGACTGGAGCGCGGCGGCGCCCTGGGCCACCAGCGCCGGTCCCTGGGTGATCAGCGCGTTGATCAGCGCGGGCATGATCTGGGTCTGGGCGGCCTGGACAAGCTGAGGCAGCGCGTTGCCGATGCCCTTGACGATGGCCAGCAGCAAGTTGGTTCCGAGGAGCAACAGTTGCGGGATGGCAGTGATCAACGCCGAGATGATCTTGGGGATGGCCCCGATGAGCGCCACGTCGAGCGCGGGCAGCGCGCCGAGGATGCCCTGGATCAAGCCCTGGACCAGGCGCAGTCCGGCCGAGATGATGATCGGGATCAACCCGATGAGGCTCGTCGCTAGGGTCGTCACGATGTTCACGACCGCTGGGAGCAGCGCGGGGAGCGCCTTCACGATCCCGTCGGCCAGGCCGTTGATCAGGTCACCGGCCGCCGCGACCACCTTGGGCAGCGTGGTCTCCAAGTTGGTCACCAGCGCCGTGACCAGCGAGATG